ACACCCCCCGGGTGTTAATTTGGGTCCCGGGTAAACCCTACCCCCATATATTTTTGCACCCCCCTTGTGTTTTATGGTTCCATGCGTATAGAATCCAATCACCTTTTGGAGTGCACACTTTTCCTCCATGATAAAACTTGACATTGACAAGACGGTTCCGTACCCCGAGAGTACCGAGCCCGACAAAGCAGCGACCTTGCGTGAAGACATGCAACTGGCCGCCAACACAGCCGCCGTCTTAAAAGGACTGGGCGCTGATATTGAAGACTCCCCCACCGCACAAGATGAGGCTGACGAGGTATTTGCTCAGTTTTCGGAAATTGCAAAGAAACAGTTTGAAGACGCTATGTCTGACAAACCCAAACGCGGCCGACCACGTACACGCCCGGAGGCTCCGACTGCTCCCGCACTTTTGGAGAAGGTGCCAGTCGCCCAGCGGATCAGTACGATGCTGCGCGAATACAACAACCCATTGGTTGCTGATGCAGCCGAGCTGCGCCTTGTAGTAACAAATAAGCTACTGGACCTGGCCGGTTGCGGCGACCCCCGAATCGAAATAAAAGCAACGGAGATGCTGGGTAAGATCAGCGACGTGGGCTTGTTCACCGAGAAAACCGAGATCACCGTTACGTACAACAACGTTTCGGATATCGATGAGGCTATCAAAGATAAGATTCGCAAGATGATGAAGCTGAATGCAATCGATGTGCCGTCCGTGGACCTGGACATGAAGAAAGAGTTCGAGGAACCCGAGCTCATTGAAGACGTCACACCCAAAGAAGACGAAGACAATGTCTGAAGAGCTGGAAACCCTTGACCCGGAGCTGAAGGCGCTGCTTGCTAACCTTCACCTGTTAACAGAGAACCAGAAGAATGTCATCCTTGCGGACCTTTCCCGCAAAGAACAGATGCTGGAGAAGCAGATAGCCCGGGATACGTTTATGGGTTTTGTGAATAAGTGCTGGCCGACCTTCATTTCGGGCAGACATCACAAGATTATGGCCAAGGCGTTCGAAAGAGTGGCTAACGGGGAGTGCAAAAGACTGATTATCAACATGCCGCCACGTCATACGAAGTCAGAATTCGCTTCTTACCTGCTTCCAGCGTGGTTTTTGGGTAAATATCCGCACAAAAAGATCATTCAGAGCTCGAATACGGGTGAATTAGCGGTCGGCTTCGGCCGAAAAGTGCGAAATCTCGTCGATTCTGACGTTAAAGCCGCTGGAAGGTGGAATACCAACAAAGGTGGCGACTATTTTGCGATTGGTGTGGGCGGAACGGTGACCGGAAAGGGTGCCGATATCCTCATTATTGACGATCCGCACTCAGAACAAGAGGCTGCAATGGCGGCCACAAACCCAGATGTGTTCGATAAAGTGACCGAATGGTACACGTCCGGCCCTCGTCAGCGTCTGCAACCAGGCGGGCGAATCGTAGTCGTGATGACCCGGTGGGCGCAGCGAGACTTAACCGGCCAGATACTTAAAGCTGCCGCCGCCCGCGGTGGAGAGCAGTGGGAAGTCATTGAGTTCCCCGCTATTATGCCCTCGGGTAAACCCTTATGGCCAGAGAGCGATTATCAAGCGGGACTGGTGGAAATGGTGGGAGCATGAAAGACCACCCGCGTGCGAGTACATCTTGCAGTCATGGGACACTGCGTTTGAGAAAACTAACCGCGCTGACTATTCAGTGGGCATGACGTGGGGGATTTTTTACAACGATGAAGATCACAGCCTACCGAACATCATCTTACTCAACGTGTACCGCAAACGGGTGGAGTGGGTGCAGCTCAAGAAGGATGTATTTGAGGAATACAACGATTGGGAACCGGACGGTGTGATCATTGAGAAAAAGGCTACCGGCGCACCACTGATCTATGAGTTGAGGTCGATGGGTATTCCAGTTCAGGAATACACGCCGAGTAGGGGTCAGGACAAAATTGCCCGCTTGAACTCTGTCTCAGACATAATCGCGTCAGGGAAAGTATGGGTTCCCCGTACCACTTGGGCGGAAGAGGCGGTCGATGAGATTGCTGCATTTCCGTCTGGCGAGCACGACGACTTGGTGGACGCGACCACCCTTGCACTGATGCGGTTCAGGCAGGGAGGTTTTCTCCGCTTGCCTTCCGATGAACCGGAAGAACCGAAATTTTTCAAGCGCCGCAACGCGGTGTTCTATTAAGGGTAATGTATGGCCACGAATTTTGATAAGAGTTTGTATGAAGCACCTTTGGGTCTTGACGAGATGGGCGATGAATCTCAAATTGAGATTGAGATTGAAGAGCCTTCTGGTATTGAGATGCTGGGCGTAGAGATTGAACTTGAGCCTGCTCCAAAGAAAAAGGACGACAAGTTTAGCGCCAATCTTGCAGAAGACATGGACGAGGGCGAGCTTGGATGAGCCGTGGAACGGCGCTTGTGGAGTGTTTTCTACTGTACTCACGGAAGCGGCCATCCGGTTTCAAAGCGAGACTATCACGGAAACGTTCCCTGCTGCGGGTCCTGTTAAAACGGAAATCATTGGGGCAATTGATAAACTTAAGGAAGAGGCGGCTGAACGCGTACGTGAAGACATGAACTATCGGCTCACTGAGGAGATGCCTGAGTATCGTCCTGAGCATGAGAGGTTGTTGTTCAATTTGGGTCTCGCGGGCGCGGCCTTCAAGAAAGTTTATTACGATCCCGGTATGCGTCGTCAAACAGCGATCTTCTTGCCCGCTGAAGACGTGATCATACCTTATGGGTCTACGGGCGCACGTACTGCTGAGCGCGTCACCCACTTGATGCGTAAGACGAAAAACGATATCAAGAAGCTGCAGGTTGCGGGCTTCTATCGCGAGTGTGATCTTGGCGATCCTGTCAGTATCTACAACGATGTAGAGAAGAAGAAAGCTGAAGAGCAGGGCTACTCCATAACGGATGATGACCGCTATCAGCTCGCTGAGATTCAGGTTGATTTTGTACTACCAGGAGATGAGCATGAAGACGAGATTGCGGTTCCTTACATCATCACTATTGATCGCGGCACTACTGAGGTTCTCTCCATCTACAGAAACTGGGAAGAAGATGACCCAACGTATACAAAACGTCAGCACATGGTTCAGTATGATTACGTACCGGGTTTTGGTGCTTACGGCATGGGTCTCATCCACATTATTGGTGGTTATGCTCGCGCTGGCACTTCTCTTATCAGGCAACTTGTTGATGCAGGTACTCTAAGTAATTTACCCGGCGGGCTTAAAGCTCGTGGCTTGCGTGTTAAGGGTGACGATACACCGATAGCACCGGGCGAGTTCCGTGATGTAGATATCCCAAGCGGAGCTATCAAAGACAACATCATGACGCTGCCATACAAGGAACCATCACAGGTTCTGCTGGCGCTGCTCAATCAGATCACCGAAGAAGGTCGTCGCTTGGGTTCTATTGCAGACATGAAGGTGAGCGACATGAGCGCTCAGTCTCCTGTCGGCACTACGCTCGCTTTGCTTGAGAGACAACTCAAGATCATGGGAGCTGTCCAAGCCCGCGTGCATAACTCGATGAAGGAGGAGTTCAAACTTCTCAAGAATATCATCAGAGACAACATGCCCGATGACTACGACTATGAGCCAACGGGCGGAGCGCTCCACAAATCTACAACTTGCCTATTCTGCACCGCCAGATGATCGAGGTGTTAGGTGTGAAGAATGCAGAGAAGTTGGTGCCGCTTGATGATGACCAGAAGCCGCGTGATCCGATCAGTGAGAACATGGCGTTCCTCAATGGCGAGCCAACAAAAGCGTTCATCTACCAAGATCACGATGCACACATTGCAGTGCACTCGACGTTTATGCAGGACCCGATGATTGCAGCGCAGATGGGACAGAACCCCATGGCGCAGTCAATGATGGCGGCGATCCAAGCGCACATGGCAGAACACTTAGCGTTTGCGTATCGTAAGAAAATTGAAGAGCAGTTGGGTGTGGCACTGCCCGCCCCCAACGAAGACTTGCCGCCTGAGATTGAAGTGCAGTTGTCTCAACTTGTTGCGCAAGCATCCGCTCAGCTCTTGCAGCAGAACATGGCGATGGCTCAGCAGCAGAAGAATCAACAGATGGCGCAAGACCCGCTGATTCAGATGCAGCAAGCAGAGTTGCAGATCAAAGCGCAAGAAGCTCAGGCCCGTGCGCAGAAGATGCAGGCTGACACACAGTTGGCGCAAGAAAAACTCAAACTGGATGCACAACGCATGCAGCTTGATATGCAGAAGGAGCAAGAGCGTGTGGCCTCGCAAGAGCGTCAGAACGCACAGCGAGTTACTGCGCAAGATCGCCAGACAGCCCAGAAGATTAAGGCTGACTTGGTGAAGACCATGTCTAAACCCAACCCTACACCGAAAGGTCCGCCTAGAGCATGATATCTATATTTAGCCCCGAAGAATGCGCGTCTCTGATCGCAAAGTTTGATGCTGTAGAAGATAAGAATGACGAGAAAGAAGTCTTCTATAAAAATAGTAAGGGGGTTTATAACCTACCTGCTACGTGGGCGTACGTTGATCGCATAACCAA